TCGGCGGGCCGTCGTCGTAGAAGTAGCCGCCGACGTTCGTGATACCGCCGGCCGCTGCCACGTCGACGTTCCAGTCGCCGAACGGCCCGGCCGGGTCCATGCCCGAGTTCGCCTCGGCCGTGAGGCTCACCGGCACGCGGAGGATCTCGTTCTCGAGGGTGAAGTCGCCCATGCGGCCGGTCACCTTCGGGAAGATCCAGCGGATGTACGCCGGCGTCGCGCCACCGAGGAACGGCGGCAACGCCTGGGAATTGCCGTCCCAGGCCTTCGTCCACAGCTCGAGCGCCACGCCGTCGCCGCACTCGGCGTTCGTCGCTGGCAGCTCGAAGCCGATCGTGTCGCCGGTGCCCGTGTCGGTGAAGATACGGGAGCCGGGCACGAACAGCGCCATCAGCTCGGAATCGAGCACGCAGAGGTCGAGGTCGACCGAGGCGCGCAGGAGCTTGTCGCAGTCGCGGAACGTCTGGCAGATGGCGCCGCAGCCGTTCTTGACGGTGAACTCGTCGCCGTCCTCGTACTCGAGGGCGACGTCGACGTCGATCAGAGCGTCCGACGAGTAGCCGTTGCCGGCGCCGACGAGCGGTGAGCCGTCGACGTCGAGGGCGGCGACGCGAAGGCCGCAGACCTGCAGCGACGCATAGCAGTGTGGATCAGGCATTCCGGCCTCCTGTAGAGGTTGACGACCCGATGGTACTCACCTTCGGGCCTGGGTCGGGGGACTGGGTGCTCACGAGGGCGTCTGCCCGGCGAGGAAGTCGGCGAGCAGGGCGTCGTACTGGGCCTCGGTGATCGCCACGGTGTCGGGCGGCAGGGCCGGGGTCGTGTCGTCGCTCGTCGCGAGCTTGCCGAAGTCGCTCGAGGTCGTCGACTGCCAGCAGACCATATGGCTGCTCATGCGGGCACTCCCAGGACGGTGACGAGGGCACGGATGAAGCCGAGTCGGGTCGCGTTCCATGCGCCGACGTAAGACAGGGTGAGCTTGTGGTCGAAGGTGATCGACGCGCCCGGCGCGAGGATCGGCAGGCCGAACGCGCCGGCCGAGCCGGTCACGATATCGTCGGTCCCCATTGAGCGGAAAGTGTTGATGCCCAGCGGGTTCGCGGTGCCGTTGCCGCCGAGCAGCGGGTCCTCGGCAGAGGCGCCGCTCATGCCGGGCAGCAGCTGATTCGCTGGGAGGAAGCCGCCTCCGTCGACGTCGACCTCGTGCTTGAGGTCGGGTTGGCTGCTGCCCTGCGTGAACGGGAGCATCCGCAGGCCGAAGGCGACGAGCAGCCGCACCGGCACGGCCTTCGTGTTCGTGACGACGAGCGACGACACCGGCGAAATGTCGATGCGCGGGCCGGGCGAGCCGATCGGGTCGACCGGGCCGACCTCGAACACGAACGCCACCGACTCGCCGGCGACCGAGCCGTACTGCGCCGAGGGTGGCAAGGCGCAGTCGCCAGGGGTGAGGACCGCTGGACTCACGGCGCCACCGGCTCGCAACACGTCGAGCACAGGTTGACGTTGACGGCGGCGTGAACGCAGGCGTCCCACCATGCGCCGACGAGCCGCTCGGCGCGGTACTCGAGGTCGTTGACGTCGCGCTGCACGGCCTCGGCCAGCTCGTCGGGCGTGACGACGATGCCACCCTGCGGGCCGGCCGTGTCGCGCTTCGTGGTGACGATCCCGGTCGCGTAGGCCCACGACGTCTCGCCGGTCGGGTCGACAGGCGGCCCGGCCGAGCCGTCGGGTGAGGCGCCGGTGTAGCCGGTGCCAGGGATCACGATGTTGTCGAAGGCGTCGAGGATGAGCGTGCCCTCTCGGCGCAGCGCCGACCCGGCGAACCATAGGTTCACGGTCGGCCACGTCGCATGGATCATGCCTCGGCCGGTCTGCCCGGCGGCGATCGCTTCCTGCAGGGCGCCGAGCGCGTACAGCAGCGGCGACGAGGCGCCCACGCCGGGCGTGATGTTCACGAACGACGGCGACGCCGAATTCCGCAGGTAGTTGTTCGGGTAGCCGCGCAGCTGGGCCTCGGTGCCCGACTCGAGTTCGGCTTCCATGATGCGGGACTCACTCGCCCGGTACAGGCGCCGCACCTGGGCCTCGACGTCACGGGACCTCGAGCCGAGCGTCGAGCACTTGTCCCCGACCCAGGCGTACCACGGCCGGTACTGCACCGTGTCGCCGTGGTCGCCCGACACCTTCGTGCCTGGGTCGACTCGAGGGTCGACGCCTTCGCCCTCGGGGCATTCGCCCCACGTCGGGTCGGCCGGCGGCAGGCAGTTCTCGGGGTCGAAGGCGACGCCGTTGACCCAGCTCGACGGCAGCGTCGGTTCGTTGCCTTCGCCACCGATGACGGCGAGCAGGCCGAGACGGGGAGGGGCCGCAGGTGCGGCGGGGATGGGCGTGTAGGCGCCTGTCGATCCACCACTCATATGCGGCTACCTCTCCGTTTCGGGTCTGCTCGTCGTCTCGGGTTGCGTCTCAGCTACGAGGCGCAGGTGACTGCGTCGACGCCGGCGCCGCTCGTGCCGTCGGGGCAGACGGTCGAGGTGATCCACGTCGACTTGATGCCCTTCTTGATGGCGACCTCGAACGACTCGGCGAAGTTCTCCACGTCGTTCGTGTCGTTCAGCGCCGGGGAGCGCACGACGCCGAGGTCGAGCGTGCCACCGTTGCCGAACAGCCAATGACCCTCGTCGAACAGCGCCCACTGCACGGCCGTCGGCCACGGGTTGAGGACGCCGGCCGCCTGGTCGGCGAACACCTGGGAGACGCCGGTGGAGGGCGAGTCGTAGGTGAACGACACGTTGACGCCGGCGTCGGCGACGGCGTCGCGGAAGATCGCCTCGGCGTCGGTCACGAACGCCGGGTCGGACTGCAGCCCTCGGACGAGGTCGACCGAGCCGAGCGACAGGACCCACGCCGGCATGATCACCCGCAGCGTCGCGTCGGGCCGCACACGCTGCGACGAGCGCCAGCCTGCCGCAGCTCGGCGCACGGCCTCGATCAGATCACGGGAAGCTCCGAACGCACCCGGCGTGGTCGCCTGGGTCGAGCCGGCCTTGATCTGATCCAGCAGGCGGGTCTCGGCGAGCCGAGCCTGCGCTGCCATGACGAGGTCGTTCCACGCCTCGACGTTCTCGGGGAGCGCCCGAGCGCCGAAGTTGCCCCAGCACAGGCGCCGCACGATTGCGGCCGTCTCGTAGGTGGTGAAAGCCGAGCAGTCGATGCACTGCCGGCCCTTGACGTCGCCAGCGCCGGGCGCCGCCACGTCGTCGGCGTTCGTCCAGACTGTGACGGCGGCCGCCGGGTCGATGCCGTCGGCGACGTTCACGTCGGCGAGGGTGGGCGGCGTGGCGACCTGCACCGAGCCACGGTCGAGGGTGAAGGCCGGGAGGCCGTCACGGACCGGGCGGTCGTCGACGGACACGACCGGGATCGTGTAGTCGACCTCGGCCGGGGCGCAGAAGCCGCCCGACGCGACGATCGCCTCGTCACGCAGGTTCGGGTTCATCGCGTCGGCGACGACGGCCTCGATCTTCTCGAGGTCGTCGGCCCGGCCGTGGAGGGTGCGGTGCTCGGGCGTCTCGAACTCGATGCGGCCCAGGCGCTGCCGCTCGACCGATCGGGCGAACGAGCCTCGAGCGGCGGTGAAGCCTTCGGCCATCGCCTCGGCCAGCGACCGGCGGTTGGTGACCTCGCCGGCGGGGCCGAGCAGGCGGTAGCCGGGCGTCGCCGGCGCCGCGGGGCGGGCCTGAGCGCGTGCCGGGGTGCCGGTGCGGAGGGTGCCGAGCGGCGGGCGGGTCGACGCAGCGACCGGCTCGGGCACGACGGCCTCGACCTCGGTCTCGACGGCCGGCTCGGCCTCGGGGTCGGTCTCGGCCTCGGTCTCGACGACGGTCTCGCCCTCGGTCTCGGTGTCGGTCTCGGCGGCGGGGCGCAGCCCGGCCTCGATCTCGGCGACCTCGGCGGCGCGGGCCTCGGCGGCCTCGGCACGCTGAGCGACCTCACCTCGAGCACCCTCGACGGTGGCGCCGATTGAGCGGAGGATCTCGACGTCGTCGGCGCTCACGCCGTCCACGTCGCCAGCTCGCACAGAGTCGAACAGGTCGAGCAGTGCGGCCTCGACGGTGGTGAGGGCGTCGTCGCCGATGGCGGCGCGTGCCTCGAGGTTCTCGCCGGCCAGCGCCTCGACGGCGGCGACGACGATCTCGGCGTCCTCGCCGAGTGCGGTGCGGATGATTTCGAGCAGTCGGTCCACGGTGTTCTCCAGATTCTCGTTCGACGGTGGCGGCGCCGGGTGGCGCCGTCGTCGACCTCGAGGGTGGAGCAGCACCGGGCCGCTATGCGAACCCAGCCGCCCAGCCGCTATGCGGCCGGCGCTCGGACCTTCCTTCGGTCTGCCGGCAACGTAGCACGGCCGCCAGCTCGGGGGAAGGACCCACGCGAGCCGGCCGCCCGACCGGGCCTGCGAAGGCGGTTCGAGCGGCCGGGACTCCCGACGACAGGGGAGGAACCCTATCGGCGGTCACGGTAGCCGACGAGGTGCGTCGGCGCTGGGATCACGGAGAGGGCGCCCAGGTTGCCGCTACTGCCGGCGAAGCGGCCGGGCCGGCGAGTGGGAGGCCCGGCCCGGCGGCGGCAACGTGGGGCAGCTGGGCGCCGTGTCGGCGACTCAGACGACGTCGCTTGCGAGGGCGGCGACGAGGTCGAGGCCGATGCCGAACAGCACGAGGGCGACGTCCTCGTCGTCGCCGAGCTTGAGGTCGGCGACGCAGTGCTCGGACCGCCAGGCGCACAGGTCGACGAAGATGAGGTAGCGGCTCGACGTGTCGACCGGCATCGCGGCCTCGACGACGAGGCGGGGCGCGTCCTCGAAGTCCTCGGCGTAGGTGCCTGGGTGCGCCGTCTCGTCGGCGAGCCGGTCACGGACGCCGGTCAAGAAGTCGGCGCCTGGGGACTCGGGCGTGTCGGGCGCCTCGACGCCGGCGAGGGCGGCGAGGGCATAGGCGGTGGTCATGGTGGTGCTCCTGTCGTTGCGGGTGATCGGGTCGGCGCTCACGCCGGGAGGCCGGCGAGCCACGCTTGAACGGCGGCGAGCTGCTCGGCGGTGACGCCGTTGCGCTTCGCCCAATTGACCTGTGAGCGCCAGAAGCGGACCTGCCCGGCGGCGGCCTCGGCCTCGGTGGCGTAGCGGTCGGGCAGGTCGCTGTAGGTGGTGCCGTCGGCGGCGAGCTGCGTGGTGCGGACCGTCGCTCCCCGGCTCGTCTTGCGGCGAGCCGTGGTGACCGTGTAATCCCCCCACTGGAAGGTCACAGTCTTGGCGACCGTCGTCGGGTCGAAGGCTCGGGCGGCGTGGCGGCGGGCCGCGCCCTGCGCCCTTGAGCTATAGGGATCGGGGTAGGCGGCCTCGGCGTACTGGGCGGCGATGCGGGCGTCCTCGGCGATGCGCTCGGCGTGGTGAGCTTCGGCCTTCGCGGCGAAGCCGGCGGTGCGGCGGGCCTCGCAGGCGGCGAAGTCGAGGCACTTCACGGTCCATCGGGAGTCGCGGCCGTAGCCTCGGTACAGGTAGCCGGCCTCGGCGTCGATCTGCTCACCGCAGCGGCGGCAGGGGGCGGCGTAGCGGTTCGTGCGGTGGGAGGTCCCCGTGTCGGTCATGCCCTAAGACTACGCTAGGCGCCTAGCCGTGTCTAGTTGTTTCTCGGCTCGGGTAGGAACCCTTGCAGGAGAGCGCCTAGCGCCTCACGCCCGATGCACGGCAGCGGCGAGCGCCTCGACCGCAGCGGCCGGCAGGTCGAGCGTGTCGACCGTCGCGACCATGCGCCGCAGCGCCGACTCGACGTCGTCGAGGCGCGCCAGCACGACCGGGTCGGCGTCGTGGTCGCTGCAGCCGCAGCCGGCCTCGACTCGAGGCGCAACGCCGGCGATCAGGGCCGTCCGCTCGCCCGAGGCGACTACGGCGCGGTTGTGCGTCGGGAACCCAGGCGAATTGACGGCCAGCACTCGGATCAGCTCGAGGCCGTCGTCGGTGGGGCGCCAGTCGCCCGAGACGTGAGCGGCGCGCAGGCGACGCTCCTGCAGCTCGTCGACGTCGGGCCGCAGAGCGCCCGAGTACCACGGACCGTGAGCGTCCTCGCCGACGGCGACGTCGGCGAACACGGTGCCAGTGTTGTCGTAGTGGGCGGCGGCCTGGGCGGCGGTGACGCCGCGCGCCGTCGGGGCGTGCCCGGTGCCGAGCGTGAGGGTGCCGGCGGCGACGGTCGAGCCGTCGGCGCACAGCACGGCGCCCGGCTTGAGGAAGTACGCGTACGACGTCGACGACGCCGGCGGGGTCGTACAGCCCTGCCGGCCGATATGGCAGCTACCCCAGCCGGCGACGTGACCGAAGATGCGGCCGTCGTCGGTGATCGTCATGGGGGTGAGCGACTCGAGGCCAGGGTCGGCGAACCACTCGGCGGGCGGCCGCATCGGGCCGGCGGCGGCGAGCATGATCTCGAGGGCGACGTCGTCGTCGGCGGCCTCGACCTCGACGACGACGTCGTCGATCGACACGGCGCCGGGCCTGTCGCCGGCGCCAGCTCGGTGCTCGGACAGAACCTCGGCCGACTCGATCGCCTGGAACGGCGTGAGCGTCACGGCGCCGATGCGGCCTTCGAGCAGCACCATGAGGTCGGTCACGCAGTAGCCGTCGTCGTCGGTCTCGGTGCAGGCGAACTCGACGACCTCGTCGCCGACTTCCATCGACACGCCGAGCAGCTGCCCTCGAGCGACCTCGCGCGCCGTGTCGCGCCCGAACTCGGACTCGAGGTCGTGTCGGGCGAACCCGACGACGTACTCGCCGACGGCGTCGAGGTGGGCGTCGAAGTCGTCTCGGGTGACGTCGTTGCCGGCGGTCACGATCGCGCGCAGCAGGTCGACGCCGCCACGGTCGGTGCGGCCGAACGCCTCGATGCGCCCGGCGCGCTGGTCAGCGTCGTGATTGACGGTGAGGGTGAGGGGCGGCTCCCGCCAGGAGAGCGCCCCAGGCTCGACGAGGCGGCGGTCGGCGGTGACCTCGCCCTCGCGTGCGACGACGAGCACCGACGTCTCGGGGAGGGCGTCGGGCGTCTCGTCGGCGATGACGCCGGTGCCTTCGGCCCATGCCTCGGGTCCGAACTCGCGATCGGCGCTCGAGATGAGCGGCAACGGCTCGGGCAGCTCGGCCTCGACGGCCACGACGTCGACGAACAGGTCGCACACGTCGGCCGGCTCGACCGGCCCGGTGACGAGGCGACACGACCCGGCGGCGCCGAGGGTCGCCGGCTCGACGAAGAACGAGCATCGGCCACAGAACGACGTAGCGCCGGCGTCGGCGTCACGCAGCGCGGCGGCGTCGGGGTCGACGTCGGGCGCCTCACCGGCCGGGTCGGCCAGTGACGCGGCGAGGGCGCGTCGGGCGAACAGGTCTCGGGCGTCAATCGGGTGTCGTCGTCGCATCGTGTCAGGCCTCCGTGCCGTCGAGGGTAGCGGCCGCCGCAAGCTCGTTGCCGGCATCATCGCCGGTGGCGGCGAACGCCGGCGCAAAATCACACTGGCAGTAGCGGTGGTCGCCGGGGAAGAAGTACGGCGTCTCGGGCCACGAGAACGAGTTCGTGAGCACCGGGTCGGTGAACGACTCGAACTCGACGCCGTCGAGGTCGAGGTGCGGGTCGAAGTTGACCTCGCGTGAGCCTGGGTCGCCGTACAGCCATCGGTAGCCGCGCGGTGCGAGGCCGGCGTCGGCGAGGGCGTCCTGCAGCAACGATCCGAGGGCGAGGCCGGTCTGCGGCGTCTCGGCGACGCCGGTGAGGATGGCGCCGCCCGACGTCTCGATGCCCTGAGCGCCGCCGGCTCGAGCCATCGCCAGGCGCACCGAGCCGGGCGGCACGGTGATCGTCGGGTCGAACTCGCCGAGCGGTGGCGCCGCCGGCCTCGGGTCGAACATGCGGCCGTTCGCCTCGGCGACGAGCGTCCCGAGCATCAGCAGCCACGCAGCCGAACGGTCCTCGTCCTGCTGAGCGCGGATCGCCTCGACGTCGAACTCGTCGGCGCCGACGGTGTCGGCTATGTCCAGCAGCGCTGCCCGCTGGGCGCGCTCGACCCACTGGTCGAACCGCTCGCCGAACTCGTCGAACGACTCGGCGAGCAAGTCCTCGACGGTCGAGTCGAGGGCGGCGACGAGCGGCGCGCCGAGGGTCGAGGCGACGTCGACGTTCGGGACGCCGTCGATCACGTCGGCTTGCACGCCTGACGCCCGAAGCGCCTTGCTGCGGAGGCGGGCGCCGGCGCGCTCGAGGGAGCGGCGCAGAGCGGCGTCGGCGGCGATCATGAGCCGCTCACGGAGCGCCCGGTCGGCTCGGGCGAGTCGCTCGGCCAGCTCGGCGAGCGCCTCGAGGTCGACGTCGCCAGCTGCGGCGGTTACCTCGACGACCTCGCCGGCGGGCGACTCGAGCGGCGCCGGTGGGCCTTCGGCGGGCGCCTCGACGACCGAGTCGGGCGACGACGCCGGCGTGCCCTCGACGGCGGCGACCGGGGCGGCGCCGATCGCTACAGGCGCCGTGCCCTCGTCGAGCGCCAGCTCGGCGAGCACCTGCTGTAGCAGCTGGGCGGTCACGACGTTGTCGATCGCTCCACGGCCGATCAGCAGCCGCTCGGCCAGCTCGTCGGCGTCGGGTGCGTCGGCGTCGGCGTAGCCACGCACTCGGCGCCACGTCGCACCGCTGATGAGGGCGTTCTGCACGCCGAAGTCGGCGCTCGGACCCTTGTCGGCGTTGCCGATGAGGTTCGCCGGGTCGTACCAGATGACGAAGCGGCTCGGGTCGGCGACACCGGCGACGCGCAGCGCCTGTCGCAGATAGGCGTAGGTGAGCGACGTGACGAGGTTGAGCGCGTACGGCTCGACGTAGGACTTGAACGTCTGCTCGTCGATCTGCCAGGCGGTCCAGTGATTGACGTCGGCGAGGCCGAGCATGATCTCGGGTGGCAGGTCGACACCGTTCGCGAGGCGCCGGATCAGCTCGTTGCGGGTGGCGCCCTCGGCGGCGTCGAACCTCGACCCGAAGTCGACGTACTGCAGCTTGCCGACGGCCTCGTCGGGCACCGCCAGGATGTAGGGAGCCATCGACGCGGCCGACGCCGGGTCGGTGATGGCGGCCACGAAGTGCTGCACGAGTGAGGCGATGACCGGGTCGGCCTCGGCCTCACCGCCGGTCTCGTCCTGGGTGACGTCGGGTGCGCCGGCCGTGATCGACTCGGGGATGACGAACGCGCCTCGAGGGATGCGGCTCGTGGCGGCGCCCTTGATCGACCGGGTGAGGATGACCAGCTCGTCGCATATCTCGAGGACGCGCCGCACCGGCGAGTCGGCCAGGTCGCTCCACTGCGGGTCGCGTGTCCATAGCCGGTACATGGGCGCGTCGCCGGGGATCTTCGTAGCGTCGCCGTCAGGCTGCTCGGGCGCCGACTTGATGGCGAAGTCGGTGCCGACCGTGATCAGCTCAGACGTCGACAGGAGGCGCCAGTTCTCGCCGGTCTCGGCGTCGTCGTCGGGGAGGCCGACGAGGGTGCAGTCGCCGGCTACCCACTCGTTGATGCCGTAGTCGCGTTGGATCTCGGCCTGCCCGCCTTCGTTCGAGGCGATGCGGGACACGGCGTCGTTGACGACGGCGACCTCGATCTCGGTGAGGCCAGGGACGCCGATCTCGAGCGCCTCGTCGAGTGGGATCGGCACGGCGCCCTGCTCGGTGACGACGCCGGCGTAGAGGCGCAGTTTCGACAGGGCATTGCCGAAGAACCGGGCGCCGTGACCGATCTCGGGGACCTCCCAGTGGAAGCGCCAGGCGTCGCCCTGCCAGGCGCGGGCGCGGCGCTTGTACCGCTCGGCCTCGCGCCGGTCGGCGACGTCGATGCGGCGCGCCGAGGCGGTGACGGCCTGGGCGCGGGTGCGGGCCTCGGTCCTCGAGGCGCGCTGATGCCGGTCGGTGGCGGCGGCGAGGGCGCGCTGCGCCGTCTGCCTGTCTCGAGCGAAGTTCGCTTCCATCGGCGAGGCCGGGTCGGTCATCGGTTGATCTCCCACTGTGCGATGAGGCCGGCGGCGGCCGACACGGCGAGCAGCCACGACGTCGGGCGCCACGGCGTTTCGGCAGCCCAGCGGGCGGCCGTGACGGCGGCGGCGGCCCACATGCCGACGCACCAGTAGCAGCGGAGGCCTTCGCCGAGCTTGAGCGCCCAGGCCGGGCCGGTCGGCTCGTCGAGGCGCCCCAGCATGCGGCCTCGAGGGCCGTCGAGGATCGAGTCGTCGACGACGAGACGCGTGAGCCGGTACGCGGCGAGGGCGTCGACGGCGAAGGGCAGCACGCCCGAAGCGTAGACGGTCGAGCCGGTCACGATGCGGAGGTCCGAGGGCCGGCGGCTTCGAGCCGCCACTCGTAGGCGTGGCGGCGGATAGCGTCGACGGCCCGGTCGGCGGCGTGACCGTCGACGTGAGCGTAGACGTCGGCGACGAGGCGGCGGCGGCGGTCGGCGATCTCGGCCGGGTCGGTGAGCGCCAGGCGGATCGCCGTATCGAGCGCCGAGGCCTGCCCGATGCGGACGCCGACGTCGGCGTGCGACCAGAACCGCAGGCCGTGCTCGACGCTGCGGCGCATCCACGGCGCGTCGAGGGCGACGACCGGGCGGTCGAGCGAAGCGAACTCGTAGAGGGTGCTCGAATTGTCGACGACGTAGCAGTCGGCTCGGGCGACGACCTCGTCGAACCGCTCGACCGGCTCGACGCCGATGCCGGCCCACCACGCGCGCAGCTCGGGCCAGCGTCGAGGGTGGGCGTGCCCCAGGAGGTCGTAGGGGCGGTCGGCGGCGGCGAGGGACGCGAGGGCGTCTCGGTACCACGAGAACGCCGACAGGCACTCAGGGGCGATATGCGGGAAGTCGGGATGGAACGACACGGCGACGGCCGGGCGGCGCCCCAGCTCGGCGCCGCGCCGCGCCGGTGGGCGGCCCTCGAGGTGCCAGCGGTCGAGCTTCGGGCAGCCGACGACCTCGGTCGGCGTGTCGGGGTAGCGGGCGGCATTGTTGCGGGCGACGTGGTCGCCTGGGGCGAGGTAGAGGCGCACAGCGTCTCGCCGGCGGCCGCCAGCGTACGACGGCGAGTCGGTGTCACGGTACGTCTGCCCGGCGCCGTGCTCGACGAACACGACCGGCACTCGAGGCTGCGTGCGGGCGCTGCTCATGCCGGCCTGTCGCACGATCACGCCCGGCTTGCCGCCTGGGCGCGGCACCCGGCGTTCGCCCTCGGTGACGGCCCGCAGGTCCCCCCACGACGCTACGACGACCGGCCAGCCCAGCTCGAGGCGCAGCGCCGGCTCGGCGGCGATGCCGTACACGCGCGCCAGGTAGCCGACCATGCCGTCGCCGAGGGCGAAGAACCGGCCTCGCTCGTGCGGCTCGAGGGCGGCGTAGATCGGCGCCAGGTGATCGGCGAAGTGCGGCTCGCCGGCGGCGAAGTCGATGACGAGACTCACGCCAGCGTCTCGACGAGGTCGGCCCACGTCGCGTCGGCGAGGGCCGTGAGCTGCTCCCACCGCTCGGCGACGAGGGCGGCGAGGTCGGGGTCGAGGTCGCCTGGGTCGACCGGCAGCGCGTCGCTGCGGCGACTCTTCGCGGCGTTCAGCGGCGGGAGCGCCGCTTGTATGCGGGCAGCGTGCGGCTCGCTGATCGGCGATCCGGCGGCGCCGGCGAGGGCGCGCAGCACCGTCGGGTCGTCGGTGAGGTCGGCGAGGTCGAACACGAGGCGCCGGCCCGGCCAGTCGAGCGCCCAGCCGTACCACGTTGCCCACCATGAGGCGGCCCGGCCGGTCTCGTCGGCGGCGTCGTACACGGCCGGCGCGTGGTGCCGCAGGAACACGTCGACGGCGGCGTTCGTCGGGTCGTCGGCGACCCAGCCGCACCGCACGAGCGACGTGACCGTCGGCCACGGCGAGCGGTAGACGATCACGACCGGCGTCGCCAGGTCGAGGGCGTCGTAGTACGCCGGCCAGCACCACGACGAGTCAGCGGCCCACGTCGCCCACGGCCGTTGCCCGAACTCGGTTGCGACACGCTCGTGCGAGCAAGGCACGCCGGCCTCGAGCAGAGCGTGAGCGACCCAGGTCGTGCCCGACCTCGGGGCGCCGGTGACGACGAGGCGCCGACCCGGCATCAGGCCTTCCAGATGAGGACGCCGCCACGAGGGTTGCCGAGCGGCATCGCCCTCAGCGCCGGGTCGACGGCGACGACGTCGACGACTGCGGCGTGCAGGCGCCGGTGGATCGTGTCGGCCGGGTGCGAGGCCGACACGTCGTGGATGAGGCACGACGAGCCGGCGGCGCCGACCTCGGCCCAGGTCTGCAGCTCGGCGATGCGGAGGCCGGTGCGGGAGTCGAGGACGAGCAGGTCGGCGGCGGCGATCACGTCGGCGTCGGGCGTCTCGTCGGGTGCGAGGGTGACGTCGGCGGCGTGTCGGGCGGCGAACCTGTCGACGTGCGGCCGGATGGCGCCTCGAAGATCGACGTCGGACTCGTAGCAGGCGAAGCGGCCGCCACGGCGCAGCGCCTTGATGAGCCGGCGGGTCGTGTAGCCGCCTCCCGTGCCGGTCTCGACGACGGCTCGGGCGCCAGTGACGCCGACGAGGGCGGCGGCGAACTCGACGAACTCGACCTCGGCGGCCTTGCCGTTCCAGGCGCGCCATACACCTTCGGGCGTGTCGGGTGTCCAGTGCGCCTCATCCCCGGTGCCGCCTTCGTGGTCCCAGGCGCCGACGACCATCGCGATTGCCTCGAGGGTCGTCACGCCGCACCGCCGCAGCCGCAACCTTCGCCGGTCACGAGGTAGGCGCCGGCGTCCGTCTCGATCGAGTAGGAGCGGCGCCCGGTGGCGGTCCAGTCGAGGGCCGGCACGTTGAGAACCGAGCGGCCTCGGCCGTCGAACACTCGTAGGGAGCCTCGGTAGATCGACAGGCGGTGCGCCTCGAGGGTGGCGCCGGTCGGCGTCGTGATCGTCGCTCGTCGGACGGCGAGGTTCGTGGGCGGCATGGCTGCTCCCTGGGCGGTCGTCTCGGCTCGCTCGACGGTAGTCGAGGCCGGTCGCCCGGTCTAGGACTTCGAGCGCCGGAGGCGGCAGCTGGGGCGCCGATGCGGGGCAGCTGGGGCGCCGTCGTCAGTCGTCGAGGTAGTCGGACGGGATGAGGGTGAACTCGCCGTTGAATCGGAGGCGCACCTCGGTCTGCTCGCGTGCGGCCAGCTGGGCGGCGGCGTAGACGGCGTCGCCTTGCCCCCAGCCGGGCCGGGTGGCGGCCACGATCACGCCGGCCGTGACGTCGAGGATCTCGAGCGGGGAGGCGGTCACCGGGGCGGCCTGCGGGTCGACGAGCGGGGCATCGGGTGAGCAGATCGGGCACGCACGAAGCGCGGGGATCGAGCGGTGGTCGTGGGCACTCATCGGGCGGCCACGACTCGGACGTTCTTGCCGTTGCGGCCCATCCGGCGTCGGGCGTCGTTCGCCTCGGCCTCGGTGAACGTGGCGGCCTCGTCGTCGTCGGCCGACCAGTGCGGGAACGTCGAGCAGTACCGCAGGCTCGTCGACACGTCCTCGACGGCCCAGCGGCCCTCGGCGTCGATGGCGTCGGTGACGCACCATCCGCAGGTCGGGACGCCGGCGTCGTTCGCCTCGACGTCGTCGGCCCAGGCGTGGCAGGTGGCGCATTCGGCGCTCATCGGGCGACCTCCACCGGGACGAGGACCGTGGCGCCGGTCGCCTCGTCGTGGACGAGGACGCGGGCCGTGCCGTCGCTCGGGCGGCCGGTGCGGAAGTCCCGGTGCGTGCTGTCCCACTGTGCGCGGGTGATGGTGGCGGGTGTGCTGGGCATGGCGACCTCCTGGGTCGGGTTGGTGGGTGCGGCCATGAGTCAACCTTACGCTAGGCGCCTAGCGTTGTCTAGCTATTCCTCGGCCGGTGCCGCTTGCCCTTGCGCCGCTACACCTAGCGTCGACCCGGCGAGACTCGAGCCGCCGGCGACAGGGACGAACCCTGCCGGGCCTGCGGCACCCGAACGCCGGCCGCCTGCCCAGCTGCAGGCGCCCTCGGCGGTGTCGGCTGACCCAGCGCCGAGAACGCGAGGGCGAGCGCGTCGACCTGATCGTCGTGCGCGCCCTCGGGGAATTCCTCCAGCTCGTCGACGAGGTCGTCGAGCCACGGCCCGGCCACGAACGCGACTCGGCCCTGCTCGACCGCCGACGACACGACCTCGGCGCGCTCGGCCTTCGTGCCTCGAGGCTTGACGCCTTCGACTCGAGCGACGCCCGACAGGCCACGCCGCAGAGCGGCGATCACGTCGAGGCCGGCGGCGCCGTGGTACTGCTCGACGTGGACCGTGCGGATGCCGTCACGCTCGGCGACCTGTCGCATCCTGTCGTCTCGAGCGCCGGGCGTCTCACGGAAGCGTTCCATGTGCTCGACGACGTACAGGCGTCGATGCGGGTCGAGCGACACGCGAGCGCCGGCCGTCCAGTCGGGGTCCGTGTACGCGGCCGACGGCCGGCTCGAGGCGAGGTCCCACGCTCGGGCGCGGCGCAGGCCCGGCCCGGTCGGCGCAGCGTCGAGCAGGCGGTCCTCTTCGAGCAGGTCGGCCCTCGTGAACATTCCGCCCAGGTCGCCGAGCAGCTGCCCGTACAGCTCCTGAGCGCCGAGCCGGGTGCCTTCGTAGCGGTCGACGAACTCGCGCCAGCGGCCGCCCAGGTTGCGGAGGTTCTCGTGCGTGGCGCCACCGACGACGACGACCGACTCACCTCGGTCGGAGCGGCCCACGAGGTCGCGGACGACCCTGACCGTCGCCGGTGTGCCGGTGACGATGATGCGAGGGTCGGGCGGGAGGCGCATGCCGGCCTCGAGGTTGAACCACGTCGTGTCCGCCTGATCACCGAGCCGGGCGTCGCGCAGCTTCGCGATCTCATCGACCCAGCCTCCGTGATGCTGGGGGCCGCGCAAGTCGCCGGGCGACTCGCTCGAGTACCCCTGGATCTCGGCGCCGTTCGACAGGCGCAGCAGCACTTCGCCTCGGGACCACGACCGCTCCCAGCTCCCGCCGAGCAGCAGCGATGGCGGCACGATCTGCTGCAGGCCGGTCTCGCCCTCGACCATCACTCGGCGCACGTCCTTGAGGCGGCGCCCGACGAGCGCCCAGCGGGGCCGCGCCACGCCCTGCGCCGAGAGCCACTTGATGCGTTCGAGGGTCGCTTGAGCGCCGGCCAGTGTCTTGCCCCAGCCTCGGCCGGTCATCCACAGCAGTACCGACCAGTCGGCCGACCAGTCGGGCCGTTGCTCGGGCCGGGCGATGTACGGCCATTCGCCGGCCAGCAGCGAAGCGACCTCGTCGGCCGACAGGGTGCCCAGGTAGGCGCGGCGCTCGGCGGCGGGCATGCGGGCGAGGTTCTCCCGTGTCGACGCGCTCACGGTCGCCTCGGGCGGTGCCGGGCCTCGAAGCGGGCAGCTCGAGCGGCGGTGACGGCGAGGGTCGCTGCCTCGTTCGAGGCCGGCCCGGCCAGGCGGCCGAGCGACGCGACGTACGCGGCGCCGGCGGTGACGAGGTCGTCGAGGTCGTCGGCGGCGTGCGTGCCTCGGACGGCGTAGCCGGCGCCGGCCCGGCCGTCACGGTCGAGCAGCACCACGAGCACCGAGCAGACGTCGCCGGCGTTGCCACTGTCGACGAGGTCGGCGGCGGTACGCAGGCGCGCCGAGGCGGCTTCGCCGTCGGTCGGCTCGTCGGGTGGCGCCTCGGTGTCGACGAGGCGCAGGTGCCCGCGTCGGCTCATAGGACTCGGCGCACAGCTGGGCGTAGCGTGCCGGCCTTGCCGTCCTCCCACGAGGCGAGGCCGATCGCGCGGAGCCGGGTGAGGGCGGCGTAGCAGGTGGTGACGGGCACGTCGGCGGCGGCGGCCGTGGCGCGTACCGTGGCGGCGCCGTCGACGAGCGCCTCGAGGACGGCGAGGTCGGTGCCCGACAGGCTACGAGCGCCGGGCGGCAGCCTCATCGGAGCACCTCGATGACGGCGGCCTCGTCGGTCGGGCGCCAGCAGTAGACCTCGACGGTGTCGGCCACGGCGGCGACCTCGCCGAACGCGTCGAGCCACCGGCGTTGCGCCGGCGTTGTCTTGCCCTTCGCCGACTTGAGTTCGGCGACGACGAGGCGGCCGCCGCGCAGCATCACGAGGTCGGGGAAGCCGGCCGCCGACCGGCGGGAGTCGTAGGTGTGATACACGGCCCAGCCTCGGAGCGCGGCGTACGACGTGACGAAGCCCTGCCAGTCGGCCTCGGTGATGGTCGAGGCGAGCGCCTCGCGTGCCGTCGTCACGACAGGCCTTCGAGGTCGGCCGGGGCGCCGAGGCCGGCGGCGAGGTCGTCGTCGAGGGTCGACGCGAACGCCTCGAGGTCGGCGTCGAGGCGTGCCCGCAGCTCGTCGGGGTTGACGACCTCGACGGGACCCTCGTCGGGGCCGCTGACCCACTGCCGAGTGACTCGGGCGTACCGATCGGGGTACGACCGCTCGAGCCACCACGCGAGCGCCTGCCACGCCTTCTCGGTGCGTTCGGTGCGGCGCTCGGTCGTCTCGGTGACCTCGACGAGTCGGGCGTCGTCACCGCGCCCTACGGCCTTCTGGTACGTCTTTGTGGTCGTGTCGACCGTGACGGTGCGTTCGCCCATCCCAGCTCGAAGGACGCCGGCGATAGCGTGCCGCTCGGCTTGGCGGCGGCTTTCTTGTACGGCCGTGAGGAACAGTGCGTGTTTCGTGTCGGTGTCGCCGGCGTCGAGGTCGGCCTCGGCCTGGGCGCGCCAGCGGCGCCACGTCGAGTCGTGGAGGCCGAGCGCCTCGCAGGTGGCGGTGATCGTCATGCCTTGTCGCACGAGGTCGGTGAAGTTCTGGACGAACTCGGGCGTGTCTAGGCGGGTCGGGCGTGCCATCAGGTGTCCTCCTGGGGGCGAGTGTTCCACGTGGAACGTTCGGTGAGCGGCTCGAGGCGGGCGAGGGCGTGGCGCATCGGGCCGATGTGCGGCTCCGAACCGACGACCCAGAACAGGGTGCGGGCGTCGCCGGCGGTCCACGACGGGAACAGCTCGGGGTGCTGGGCCATCCACGTCACGGCCTTGCCCTCGTAGGTCGGGTGGAAGTCGATGCCGTCGAGGCGGTAGGGGCGCCGGTCGGCGTAGCGGACGACGCCGGTCGAGTGGAGGTCGTGGTGCTCGAGGGTCCAGTCGGCGCCGGTCGTGTCGGCGTTGTGCTCGGCCTCGAGGGCCGGGTGCTGGTGATAGCGGCGGTGCCAGCGGGCGCCGATCGGCTCGGCGTCGTGTTCGGCGATGAGGGCGAGGCGGCGGTCGAGCCACTCGAGGCGGGTCGGGCCGACGCCGATGAGCACGACACGGCGCAGTGCTGGGGGCGGGTTGCGGGTGAGGCCGTAGAGGACGCTCGCGCAGGAATTGCACGAGCCGGCGGTCATCACGATCGTGTCGACGGTGTCGGGGAGGTTCGCTACCTGGGCGGCGCCGACGGCGTGGAACGCGGCGATCTCGGCGGCGTTGTCGCCGTCGGGGTTCGTGATGCCGTAGCGGAGCCAGTAGTGGGCGGCGAGGTCGCCGTCGTGGAGCTTGCGGACGGCGCCTTGTAGGGCCGGGTTGTAGCCGACGGGCACGAAGCGGAATTCGGCGCCGGCGGCGGCGGCGATCTCGACGTTCGGGTGCCGCATCGCGGTGTCGGGTCGGGTGCCGCCGAGGACGACGACGGCGGGCAGCCGGTAGTGGCGGGCGGTGAGGGCGGCCATGCTCACCTGCGGCGACAGGACCGATGCGCCGGTCACGACGCCGGCGGCGGGCGGGGCGACGTCGAGCAGGTGGATCAGCTGCCGTAGCTTTGAGCCGTTGATGCCGCCGTAGCCGAGCGGGGCGAAGGCGTCCTCCCGCTTGTACCACCGGCCGTTGACGGCCTCGACGGGTGTCGGCTCGAGTAGCCGGTCGGCCCAGCGGGCGCCGTCGACCTCGAGGTCGGCGAAGATCGTCGGGCCGGTCATCGGTGGCGGCCCAGGTTGCCAGCTCGGGCGGCGTCGTTGAACTCGTTGCGGAAGCTCGGCCACTCCCGGTCCATCATCACGACCTCGCCGGTGAGGCGGTAGTGATTCTGCTTCACGGGATGCACGCCTGGGTCGCCTGGGTTGTCCTCGAGGCGCAGGTGCGCCGGCAGGCACGCCGCTCGGGCCTCCCACAGCACGTCGAGGTCGGCGTCGGGCCAGGCGGCCTCGGCGGCTCGGATGCGGTCGTGGAGCATGTCGTTGTACACGTTCGGGTAGCGGCGGTTCGGGCGGTGCCACGACTTGTAGGTGCAGAGGGCCGACTCGAGCGTCAGGTAGCCGACGTCGCCCTCGTAGTCGAGGCCGGCGGCGCGGCGTCGAGCTTCGGTGAGGATGGCGGCGGCGTCGGTCTCGAGGGCGTCGAGGGTCGCCTCGGTGTAGCGGCCGTCGAACGTCGGGTTGCTCGAGTGCCAGTCGAGGGCGTCGCGGCCGGTGACGAGGCACAGGCCGTTGCGGTGCGACCTCGAGCCGGCCCGGTCGCCGAGCATGAGGTCGGTGCAGTCGACCGGGGCGCCGGCGATGGCGACGTACTCGGCGAACGACCATGCCGACAGGCGGCCGAACGTGGGGATGCCACGACAGGCGGCCCAGGTTGCCTCCCAGCCGCTCGAGGCGACGTCGTGCCACCATGCGGCCTGACGGCCCTTCGGAACGGTCTCGAGGTAGCCGGCGAGCGCCTCGTCGAGCCGGGTTCGGAAGTAGCGGCGGTCGGTGTCCCAGGCGAGGCGTTCGCGGTTGCGGCGCCAGAACGCTACGACGTCGTCGACCCGGTCGGGTGTCGGGCCGGCCCGGTGCAGCAGCAGCGACGTCACCGGGTTCTGCGTGTTGCCGTTGAGGGCGGCGAACCAGAAGGTCGACTCGTCGTCCCAGCCGAGCCGCTCGGCGAGCCACGGGATCAGGTAGTACACGCCGCCGGGGTGCGCCCGGTAGCGGAGGTGGAAGGCGTAGAAGCGTTGGAACACCTCGGGGCGCCAGCGGGCCTCACGGAAGTCGAGGCCGGCGGTCAGCTCGACCGTGTCGGGCGTGTCGATCACCGGGCGGCCTCGAGGGCGACGACGACCGGGTGCCAGTCGAGCAGCGCCTGCGCCCGGTCGAGGTCGTCGCCGGGCACGGTCACGTCGGCGGTGTCGGCGAGGCGGGCGGCTTTCGTGTCGCGGCCGGCGAGCCACGACGCTGCGGGCGTCCAGTCGGAGCGGGCCGAGCGTCGGGCCTCGAGCGTGTCGTCGTCGACCTCGACCGAGGCGACGGTGACGGTGACGCCGGCGGCGCGCCACTGATCGAACAGCTTGAGCGAAGCGAGGCGGTCGCCTTCGCCGAGGACGAGGCGCGGCGCCGAGGGTCGGGCGATCCACTCGAGGACGGTCGGCGCCACTCCCATGCCGAGCGTGTCGGTGCCAGGGAAGCCGGCCCGGTCGGCGCCGAGCGCCACGACCGGCGACGGCAGCAGCAGCCGGTGGGCAAACGGCTTGCGGTAGGTGGCGCCGGTCAGGTCTCGGCACAGGTGGGCGGCAAGGGTCGACTTGCCGGCGGCCGGGCGGCCCACGAGGTAGAGGACGTCACTCGTCGGCATCGGCCAGCACCCGGTGAGCCTCGTCGAGTTCGCGTTCGGTGCGGCGCGCTGAGCCTCGGGCGATCTCGTCGGCGAACGGCAGGCAGTGCTTCATCCTGTCGACGCAGTACCAGACCAGGGAGTAGCGGTAGCCGCCGGGGCGCGTGGCGAACTTCGTGACGCCGTGGAGGGTGGCGCTGCCCTCGAAGATCATTGCGTGCTGGTCCTCGCAGGAGGCCCATACGCCCCACTCCGGCAGGTGTAGCCATCCGCCGCGCAGGTGGCGGCGCACGACGAGCATCGCCGACCATGTGCCCGGCAGGTTGTTGCGGTCAACGTGGTAGGGGAGGGCGGCCGTCTGATTGATGATGCCGCTCGTCCACGGCCCACCGTCGATGCGCCACTCGGGCAGGATCGTCTCGTCGACGAGGCGGGCGTGCCGGGCGTAGGCGTCGGGTGCGAGGCGGCGGTACAGCTCGTCCAGCTCGGCGGTGAACGCAGCGACCTCGTCGTGAACGTCGCGCCGGTCGACGGCGAGGGCCGCCGAGGCGCAGCAGTCCCGCTGCCGGATCGGTTGCCGCGCCAGGTAGCCGAACGTGCGGTGCGCGTAGCGGATGCTGCTCATGCGGCCGTCGGCCTTGAGCGACTCGTAGCGGACCGTCGGTAGCTGCCGGCGCAGCACGGCGAGGGAGCGGTCGACTCGGCCCTGCCCGCCCAGCACGCGGCCCGAGTCGGCGTCGATCAGCCGGAACTCACCTCGTAGCACGGCCGCCTCGTCGGGCGGCTCGAGCGGCATGCCCAGCTGGGCGGCGTCGGTGTCGACGCGGCGAACCTCGACGTCACGCACCGACGTCGACCTCGGGCGGCGTGTCGCCTGTGCGTTCGGCGACGAGGTCGACGAGGGCGTCGGCGTTCGTGTCGACGCCGAGGTCGTCGCGGATCGTCGCGAGCCGCTCGACGACCCAGGCGTAGCGGCGCAGGTCGAACATCATGATCACCGAGCGGATGCCCGACGCGTCGTAGCCGGCCTTTCGGTCGGCGGGTGTCGGCGACGGTGTGCCGAGCATGCCGACCTCGGTTCGCTCGGCCAGGTCGGCGAGGAAGTCCTCGACGTCGTCGGCGTCGTAGCCGGCGGCCTCGAGCAGCTCGCCCGATTCGTCGAGGTCCCGCAGGTCGGCGATCCACTGTGCGAGGTCGTCGTCGTCGGTGTCGCCGAGTTCGAACGACCGATTATCGGCCAGGGTGAATCCCGAGGCGGTCGCCGGGTCGTCCTCGACCCAGACGACGGCGATCTGCGTCCACTCGAGCCGCTGCGCCGCGTACCAGACGTGGTGCCCGGCCTCGATCTCGCCGGTGAGGCGGTTCGCTACGATCGGCTTGCGTTGCCCGAAGCGGGCGAGGGAGCGCGCCACGGCGTCGACGTCGCCTCGACGCGGGTTGCCGGCGGTCGCCTTGACGGCGTCGATCGGCTCGGCGAGCGACGCGAGTCCTTCTACGATCATGGGTGCCTCCTGCTGCAGCGTGTCGGTCGTCGCCGACCGTAGCACCGGCCGCTCGAGCCGGCCACGACCGACGGATACGTGCCTGGGTGCCCGCTGGGGGAGACGCGAGCCGCCGGCCCTGCCGAGTGGGCAGGGCCGGCGGTGGCGGGCACGTCGTGTCGTCGTGGGGCGCCCAGGTCAGCGGGCGCCGATCGTATCGAGGGCGAGGCGCCCGGCGTCGGCGGCGCCGTGACGCTGGCACCGCTGCCGGGCCTTGTCGATGAGGTCACCGCTGCTGCGATCGGTCGCGTCCCGAAGGGCGTCGGCCAGGAGCACGCCGGCGACGTACAGCGCCTCGGCCCTCGAGCGGTGCCCCTCGTCGATGATGGTCGCGAGCCGGTACAGCAGGTCGGCGCCGCCACGCCGTTCCTCGAGGGCCGACTCGCCGGCGTCGAGGTAGGGACGCTCGGCCAGCAGCCAGCAGCGGCGGCGAAGCTCGGCGGTGACGGCGGCCATGCCGTCGGCCTCGTAGCGGGCCTCGGCCTCGAGGTCGGCGCGCTCGGCGTCGAGCCGGGCCAGCTCCTGCTGCTTGCGCCAGTCGTCGAGGGCCGTAGCGACCCGGCGGCCCTCGGCTTGCGCCATGACCGAGACGGCGCCCGGCCCGGCGAGGACGGGCACGACCTCGTAGACCGACGGCAGGTGCTTGCGCGCGGCGCCGTAGCTCGCGTACGGCTTGACCCGGTAGAGGTCGGTGCCTGTCGTGTCGGTGGCGCCTCGGTAGCGAACCGAGACGGTCGTCCGCTCGTCGTCGAACGCATAGCTCCTGTCGTCTCGCACCGTCGTCACTCGGGCGGCGCGCCCGACGTAGCCGGCGATCGGGTACTCGGTGCCGGTGCTCGGGTCGGTGTGCGTGGTCGTGGTCATGGGTCCTGCTCCTGGGTCGGGTGTTCTGTCGTCGGGTGTCGGTGTGCTGTTCAGCGGGTGGTGACGAGGTCGTCGACCGAGCGGAAGACGACCTCGCCGGCGACTCGGAGGGCGACGCACTCGGGGTGGCGGCGGGTCGCCGGCAGCCGGTCGAGGGCGGCGACGATGCACGAGCCGAGGATCGGGTGCTCGACGAGGTTGCCGGGGCGCACCTCGCCGAGCGCCACGGTCCGCAGCGCCGGCCTCGGGCGTGGCGCCTGGGGCGCAGCGGCCAGCTCGGGTGCGTGATCGGCGGCGGTGACGCCGGCGTCCCGAAGGCGGCGGACCAGCAGGCCGTATGCCATGCGGGTGCCGAACCCGAGCGACTCGCCGGGGCCGTCCTCGTCGGCGTAGAAGGCGGCCTCGGCGAGCAGCTCGGCGGCCTCGGCCCTCGAGAACTCGTAGCGGCCCTCGCCGATGATCTTCGTGTACGGGTTCGCCGGGCCGTCGTACGACTCGGCCAGGTCTCGGTTCTCGAGGTCGGCGGCGACTGCCGGGGTGATGCGGATCATCAGGTACTTGGTCATGAGTGAAGTCTACGCTAGGCGCCTAGCGTTGTCTAGTCCTTTCTCGAGATTCCTTGCGGGGCGCCTAGCGGGGCGCCGGCGAGCCGTCGGCCACGACGAGCGCCGAGCGGTGGTACAAGGCGAACTCCTCGGCGTCGGGCAGGTA